GTGTAAAGTGCCGACAGAGCAGATGAACCAATTCTGTATAGACTTGCTTTATCCATAATAGAAAAAAGGGGCGACCTATAATGGCTAAAAAGGATTGGTGGAGAGTAACTATTGCTGGAGAAAAACCTGTTCGTATTTATGCTGAAAATCGCGAGGACGCAGTAAATCAGGCGTGCGAAATAGTTGGAGGTATGTGGAGGTATGCCGATTACGAAAAGACGAACAAGTAAATTACTTACAACAGAAGGGAGAAAGTAAAAATGATACTTGACACGGGAACAATGGTCGCAATTATAGTTGCGCTTGTATGTTCATGCTTTGTTATGGTGCTTTCTATCGTAAAGTACGGTGCTTTATATAGAGAAAACCAAGAACTAAGGAAAGGTAAAAAGTAAAAATGAATCAATTTTCAGAGTGCGACACTTTTAGATGCCAATTTGAGTGGATTGATTTATCTAGCAATTTCTTTGATATCTCAGTTTATACTCCTGCTGCGCTCGCGGTTTTGTTTGGAGTTTTAATTTACAGAGCAATTAAGAGAAAACAGGGATCTGGTTTAAATGACAAAAAGTAAAAAACTAGAAAGTCAGGCTGCAGAACTGTATACATCTGGTCTGGCTATAGATAGCGTTGCGGCTGAATTAGGAGTTTGTTATAGAACTGCTAGGAAGGCTATCCGTAATGGTGGAGTGCAACTAAGAGATCCTTCTTCTCGTCTGAGAGGTAGGACTAAACCTAACAAAACGAAAGGTAAGAAATGAATAACTTAAACATAGTATGGACTGCCGTAGGAACTCTAGTCTTAGGACTTGCGACCTTAGTTTCAGCATGGCAAAGTGAGATGACTTACACGGTGGCATTTGGTCTTTTATCAATTGCTTCTGCTACTTTGGCTAGTCGAGAGAAGTAAGCCAAAAATATAGTTTTAACAATAGCCCCCTAGAAAACGGTTGCTACTAGGGGGTTTTTGTTGTCTTGGCGTGTCTTTTGACTATTTGTCAGGAAGATGATACTATTTGACTTAAAGGGGGCTATTTAGATGAAAACTATCAAAAAACAAATCATTTATATTTCTTGCTGGAAATGTGGCAAATCTATGGCTGTAGCGGAGATTGACTACCGAAATGGGCTCGTTTGTGGGAGTTGCTGACCCAAAAATCTGACTTTTATGCACTATTTATGGTAATCTAGTGTCTATAAACACGAACGACTTACGGACGCATTAGAAAGGTAGTTGTAATACCTGTCTCCCCAAAGCGGGTGACACGGATTGGCTAGTTAAGCAATCTTGTCTCTGTCCCCTAACAAAGGAAAATCAATGCAAAAACCTAGTAATAGAGTTGTCGAACAAATAGCAAGCATATTAATTGCGGTAATGTCTATTTCAATCTTCTCGACTTATATTCAATCATCTGTTGCGCAGCAAACAACGCAAACAAAAGATGAACTAAAAATACAGATTGACAAAGAAATAGAAGAGCATAAAGTAAAAATTAGGAATTTAGAGTTAAAAAAGTTCTCTGAACAGAAGACCCCTTTCACTGATGAAGAATTAGTCAAAATGCTAAGTATCGTCGGGTTTGAAGGTAAGGCACTCAAAGTAGCGTGGGCAGTTGTGAAGAAAGAATCAAATGGACGCCCCCTAGCCTTTAATGGCAATGTTAAAACAGGAGATAACTCATACGGCATATTCCAAATCAACATGATTGGTGGATTAGGCGTAGCACGGCGCGATAAGTTTGACCTTGAATCCAACAAGGACTTATTTGACCCAGTTGTTAATGCCCAGATTGCTTACTACATGAGCAACGAAGGAAACGATTGGTCAGCATGGGGGGTAGGTAAGTTCCCTTATAATGGTAATACCAACCAAGCCATGTATAACTTATGGATTACCAAGTTCCCAGAAGGAGTTGTCTAGTGAGTGATGAATTAAATCAAAAAGCCCCAACCAGTTGGGAAGCCCCTGCGGTTGTAGAAGTTGTTTCTACTCCAGCAGAGCCAGAGCAAGTTGTTACTAATCCAGAGCCTGTGGCTGTAGTTGAAACACCTGCGGTTGAAGTAGCAAAAAGTAAAAAACCAGTAGCAACCAGCTATCAAGATGGAGAAGTTGTTGTGTTGTCTAAGCTAGTTCTTAGCAGCAAAGAGCGAAACTCCAGATCAGTTGCGTTAGTTCAAGAGCAGTTAATTTCAAAAGGATATACGGAAGTTGATATGGATAAACGCGGCTCATACAAAGAAAACACTAATAAGGCATTACTAGAGTTCTGCGGTAGTGAAGGTATTAACGAAGCCACATTAAAGAAGTTGTTTTCTAATACAAAGGTAGCAATAACTTACTAGAATTAAAAAAGCCCCCCATGCGGGGGGCTTGTTTATAGATTGTTAATTATTTTTTAGCTTTCTTTACCTCAAAAGTTACGGGAACTAAGTCAAGGTTAAGAGTTGGCAAAACCGCTACTTTAATTAAATCCTCTAAACGATATTGATCTAAATCGTAGCCCTCTACCTTAAAGCTAATTGTATATTTACTCATTTTATTTCCCCCTTTTTTTACCGCTTTTTGCGGTGTTTGTAAACCATATCTTACACCCATGCTAAAGAGATTGTCAAACATTTAATATGCGGTGTGTCTTTAATTATTCGGCTACCTTGAAACTATAAGTTAGCTTATTAAGTTTATAGTAGTCATCACAATCTCATATTACTAGCTCTTTTTTATGTATCTGTATTATAGCACTATTTGCTAATTTAGTCAAGTATATGCTTTAGGCATATTGTAGATAAGCAAGTGTTTTAGAAAAATCTAAACTCTAAGTTAATAGTTAGAATTAAAGGCAGTGATAGTCAAGCCATAAGCAATAACTTTAGTGCATTCAACATTAAAACAATTTTTTTAGTTGTGAAATATCTAAGTCTTGACATATCTAGGTTGAACAAACTTGAGCCACCTTAACTCAACCTTGACTACAAGCCTATACCTATAGAACAATACTAAAACATAGATATAAAAAAATATTTTTTGCCTTAAAACTTAAAAAAAAAATAAAAAAGCCTAGTGTCATTAAAAAACTTTCCGGAAACGATTTAGAAAATGTTCAAATCCATGCAGAGCCTTCTCACAGGCCAAAAGCAAATAATGGAAACCTTCATATTTTTGTCTTTTCGTCCAATAATCAATGCCCTCTTCCTGTACGACATTTAAAAACAATGTAAAATATAACAGTGAAAAACAAACCAAAACTGCCTAAGGAAGAGATTAAGTTTTTACTCTCTCTTTCTCAGGATGCCTTTACTGCTCGCCTTCGCTCCCTCTGGGAAGCAGGCTGGTCACTCGGTATTATCGCTGAGTCTTTTACTCCGCCTAAACCAAAATCAACTATTCATTTCTGGGTTAAAAATGCTATTCAGCAGGAGCAAATAAAACCTATTCCAGAGACTCCATCCAAGTCTTTAACGGTTCTCTCTCCTATCGCTGATACGCCTAGATTGCGTTCTATATCTCTTGGTGTCCCTCCTGAAGTTAAAGCACGTCTAAAACACCTTTCTAGCCTTGCTAGACGCTATAGATCAAAAAGTGCAACAAATAGTGAACCAGCCTTAGCAAATATTGCTTTAACTGAACTTGCAAAAAGTCTGCACAGTCGGGGCGTTGCAACCGCTACTATCGCCGAGGCCGCTGGGGTTACATATCGAGCCATGGCTAGAAGAATAAGTAATGGCTAAGGCATATAAAAACTCTTCTGGGACATACTTAGATAAAGATCTAGTTGTTGCTGTATGGCTAAACCCAGAAAAGCAAAGTTCTAGACCAAACGCTAGACGTCTAGAAACAATTACTTCTAAGGAATCTCCTAACCCAATTGCTTTTCCACTAAATCTTCTTAAGAAAAATAAAGTCTGGGCTTTGTGTCCCGTTGTAGCTAAAGTAGAAGATATAGATATATGGTTGACTCCTAAAGGTGCTTCTAGAAAAAAACCTCTTTTAGTTCCCCTAACGATTGCTAAATCATATTTAGGCTGGGAAGATTTTCACATACCTTCCGAGTATAAGGAGGTTTTGTGAACGTGGTCGCTGATGTGTTTCCAGCAATGGTTGCTTTAGCCTTACCGGGATCTTTAGAAGATATAAATGAACTTTTACCTAAAGGTGCATCTCCTGCAGGCACTAGGCATGTAGATAGATGCAGGGCAATCCTGCTAAATAATAAACTTTTAATTGCTGTAGATACCCCTACAGGAGCCAATGTAGTTTTCAATGAAACTTACGTTTCTCATAGCAAGATAGATAGGGTTCATAGGGTTACTACCGAATCTGGAAAACTTATTGCATTTACTAAAGACGATAACTGCGGATGTGGCTCTAGGCTTAGATCTTGGAATCCATATGGATCAATTATTACTGTTGAAGGAAAAGAGTAAATGAACAACTTTTTTGAGTTATTAGTGGCTGGTCTTGCCACCTACAGAATAGCAAGACTTATTGTTAAGGACGAAATATTTTCTAAACTAAGAAATGCAATCTGGAAAAAGTTCCCCCCAGAGAGATCTAAGTTTGGCTACCTGTTTACCTGTATGTGGTGCACCGCCGTTTGGGTCGCATCACTACTTGAAATATCACGTATCATTATCCCTAATGTAATACATCCAGTAGAGGTTGTTTTAGCAATCTCTGCTATTGCTGGTTTATTGGCTGCGTATGAAGAAAAGTGATAGTTCTTCTACTCCGCCACAGAGACGAGGAGTTTCAAGGGTGAGTGTTTTTAGACACCAAGAGCCAATAGAGCCTACCCCTATTGCTGCGTCTGAAATTGTTTCAAAGAAAAGTAAAAAAAGAAAAAAATCTACTACTCGCTCAACTCAGATAGTTGGAAACATTAAACCAAGACTTACAGGAGCCGCTGGAATATTTATTTCTTCTAATGCTCAATCAGTTTCTTATTCAACACCTAGAACTTTAACCGCTGCTGCAGTACAAATTAAAATTAATGATAAAGGCGAGTTTGAACAATTTAAACAACGGCGCTCTGCTGGATCTAGTGCATGGCAATCTGAAGCATGGGAATACTATGATGCTATCGGAGAGATCAAATACGCATTTAACTTAGTTGCCTCCGTTGTTTCTCGTATTCGTATTTACGCAGCTGCTGTTGATAATGCTGCAGAAGCACCAGCACCAGTTGCTTTATCTAGTGTCATTGATCCACGTTTAGCCGCCGCCGCCGAGCGAGCACTTGCTCGTTTAAATTCTGCATATGGTGGACAAGCAGGACTTCTTCGCGACGCTGCATTAAACATTTCAGTTGCTGGTGAATGCTACTTAGTTCAAATGCCAGAACGTGTTGGCTCAGGAATTCCAGAGTCTTGGGATATTAAATCTGTTGATGAAATAATGGCTGACACTCGTGGTGGATTTAATGTTGTTGGTCGTAGAGAACAAAGTATTGGTGGATCTATGGTATCTACTAATAAACTTTCTAAAAGTGCATTTGTAGGACGTATCTGGCGTTCGCATCCTCGTTATTCAGATGAAGCAGATTCATCTCTTCGTGGTTTACTAGATCTTTGTGCAGAACTTTTACTTCTTAATAGAACATTCCGTGCTACAGCACGTTCACGCCTAAATGCTGGTGCACTTTATTTACCAGATGGCTTATCAGTTGCAGCAGGTGGCGACCCAGACTATCCATATGACACAGATAGCGAAGCAAACCCAGGATTTACTACAGAAGAAGCAGAAGATGAGTTTGAAGAACAATTAATTGACGCTATGACAACTCCTATTCGCGATGAGGAGTCTGCTAGTGCAGTAGTTCCACTTATCATTCGCGGTCCTGCCGAACTTGGCGACAGAATTAAACAATTTAAGTTTGAAAGATCATTTGATCCAGCACTTGCTTCTCGTGCTGACAGAGTTCTAGAGCGTATTTTGCAGGGACTTGATGTTCCAAAAGATGTTGTTACAGGTTTAGCAAATGTAAAGTATTCAAACGCACTTCAAATTGATGAGTCACTATATAAAGCACACATTGAACCATTAATGTTACTAATTGCTGATGCTTTAACCGTTGTTTACCTACGCCCATACCTTAAAGCACAAGGATTTACTGAATCAGAGGTAGATAGAATTGTTGTTTGGTATGACCCCTCAGCAGTTGCTACTAGAAATGATAAAGCAGCCGATGCTGATTCAGGATTTGATCGTGGTGCTATTTCTTACGAATCATGGCGCCGTGCCCACGGATTCTCATCTATGGATGCACCAACACCAAATGAACTTGCTATCCGCATGCTTTCTGAAAAAGGTTCAATCGGTCCAGAGTTAACAGAAGCAATGTTAAATACTGTTGCTCCAGAAATGATGAATGCAGTTAGAAATACACAACAAGAAAATTCTGTTGCTCCTCTGCCACCAGAGGTAGAACAAGTTTTACAACAAGCAACACAACCCCCAACTGAGCAACAAGGAGTTACACAATGAACGTAGAAAAACCAGAACTAGTTAATGCTCTAGCAGTTTGTCTTAGTGATGCTGTAGTACTTTCTCATAAAGTGCAAGGAGCGCACTGGAATGTTATGGGATCTGACTTCCCAGAGTTTCATGAGTTCTTCAGTGAAATATATGAAGACATTGATGGATCTATAGATCCTTTTGCTGAAAACATAAGAAAACTTGGAGCCATATCTCCATATCGATTAATTGAGTTTGCTCGTATGTCAAACATTGAAGACACAGACGTAGGTTATATGTGTTTAGATCTTGCTAGAGACATTCTTATCTATAATGCTGTAATGCTTAACGATTTAAGAAAAGCATTTGATATAGCAAACCAAGCAAATGAGCAAGGTATTGCAAACTTTATTGCAGAGCGTATTGATATGCATGCCAAATGGGATTGGCAATTAAAAGCAACCACTAATCAAGGAATGTAATAAATGTCAAAGCAGATTAATCCATTAGATTGGGTAAAAGATAAAAATAGGGACTACATCCCTCTTTCAGGTATTTCTGCTGCTGGTAAAGATCCATGTTGGGATGGTTATAAGCAGGTTGGAATGAAAAAAGGTAAGAATGGAAATATGGTACCCAACTGCGTTCCTATTGATACTTCAGATAACTCAGATTTTGCAACAAATAAAAGAACAATTTCTCAAACTCCTGCTCCTAAGAAAGATCAAGTTAAGGGTTCTAGTAAAAATAAAAAAGGATCTGCATCAGGTTCTCGTAAAGTTGTTTTTTCTAAAGCGGTAGAAAATTCTCTTAAAGAAAAAGTATCTAAACATAATGAAAAAAGTCCTAAAGGAAGAAGAGCAACTTTAGGTATGTTAAAAGCAGTTTATCGTCGTGGCGCTGGAGCATTTTCTGTTTCACATCGACCTGGTATGAACCGTAATCAATGGGCAATGGGAAGAGTAAATGCTTTTTTAAAACTACTTAAGTCTGGTAGACCAACAAATGCTGCTTATAAGTCAGACAATGATTTGCTACCATCTTCTCATCCTCGTAGCAGTAAAAAATCAAACTCTATTACTGCAGCAGGTTTAGTACCAGAAGAACAAGATTTAGCAAATGCATTAATTGAAATTTCACAAAAGTATGGGAAGTTTAATGAAGACGAAGAAGGTATCTGGGCAGGCTACACGCCGCCAGCGGAAAATGAAGTTGCTTCTATTGGTGTTATTTGTGCCAATTGCGTTCTATATGCTGGTGGTTCAAATTGTAAAATCATTGCTCTTCCAGTTGAGCCAACAGGAAAATGCAGATTTGCTGTAATACCTGACGGTGTTGTTAATGTAGAAGGTAGTAAAGATTTAACTCAAGTAAAAGATGAGTTAGATGAGTACGTAATAGATCAAGAATTAAATGTTTTATTAAAAAACAAAGAAGATTATGAAACTGTAGAAGATGCAATTTTTGCTATGACTGAGTATCTAGGTTATGGATATGAAGCAGAGCCTGCAATTAGAGCAAGTTGGTTGAGAGCAGTTAAAAACGGAGAAGATCCATTTTTAAGAGCATCACTGCTTGCTTCGCTAGGAAAAGGTAGTTTAGATGCAGATTTGCTTCCAGTTTTAGAAGAAGAAGAAGATAAAGCATGAGTAGAGTAAGAAGAATTAGTTATGCCATAACTCCTGAAGGCCGTCGTGCTAATGCTATTAAACAAGCAATAGATCTAAGAGATAAAGTTTTATTAGTTGTAGATAATGCTAACTTTTCAACATCTAGTGCAAGAAAAATCACTAAAAAGGCTGCTTTTTCTGTGGTTATGCGTTCTTTAGAAGAGAGTAAAGGATTACCTCATTCTCTTCGCGAGCATCTAGCAATGAAAGAACTTAATAAATACATATCACTTGCTAAACATAATAAAAGTGATTTCTTTTACGCAACTAATACAGATTTACTTCCTATTTCTCATCCACGGTCAACTCGCGAACACTCTATGACTGCTAGTGCATTAAGAATTGCACGCTCTCGTTGGTTTGCTGCTGATTCAAGAATTACAGATGAAAGAGCAAAATCAGTTCTTGCTTCAGCATTTGAATCTGTACCAGGATCTGTAGAGCATCTCTACTACACTTCAATACTACTTTCACTTCCTCAAGGAATGATCCCTGGCGAGGCTTTAATTGCAGCAACTGATGGAAATTCTTTTGAATCACGTAGTGCTCGTGCTAGACGTCAACGTCGTGATCGTAAAGGAAGATTTGCTTATGAAGGTGGAGGCATTCGTGCTCTTATTCGTCGTCTTAATGGAGAAATATTTAGTATCAGTGGAAGAGTAGTTGCTAATGCTAAAAATAGTAGAGATGTAGAAGTAGAGTTTCCAGATGGAAAAATCGCTGAAATAAATCCTACTAAGGGCGAATACATAAAAGCAGTTTTACCTACCCCAGACGGTTATTCTCCTAAACCTGTAATTCCAAGCGTAACTGATGAAGTTGTAAATGAAAAAGATTTAGTTTTTGTTGACGCCCCTAACGGCTGGGTAAAAGATAAAAACTTTAAAGATGAAAACACTGCTGGTCCTATTGAAAGATATGTAGACTCTAATAAAGAGTTTATAGTTTTTGTATCTAAACAAAACGATGGAACAAAAGATTATCAAATATTAAACGCCAAGTCCGCTGAGCAAATTGATGTAGTAAAAAATTGGGCAGATGTTCAAGATAAATTAGAAGGAAATGAAGATAAATTATTAAATCCAAAAGTAAGTCTTCCATTTAGACAAGGTTTAATTCCTGCTGAAGATAGACCAGGACCTAATGCGTATGAAAAACTTATGGCTGAGAAAAAAGACAAAGAAAATGCCATTGCAAATCGTAAAGCAGAGTTAAAAAAGAATGCTGATGATAGAGTGGATGCTTTAGATCGCGATGTTCCTGAAGGCTGGGATATTGAAGAAAAAAATAATGCTCTTATGTTACGTAGAGCAACAGAGCCAGCAGATTTAGAAAATGTTTATAAGCGAGATAATTTTGTAGCAAGAGTTGTAGAGCAAGGTGATATTTTAGTTAAAGATGAAAATAATCTTTTGGAAGACAAGATTTATCAGAACTGGGCTTATGTAGATAAAGATAAAGATGCAAGAGCTACAGAGTATGCTCAAAAGGCTCGTGAAGAAATTAAAAACTTTGCTCCTGCTTATGGATATAAAGAAGAAGATTTAAACAAAATTGATGCAATGTCTGCTGATGAAATTGCTAGTTTCTTTTTAAATGAAAGACTTCAGCCAGAAGGATTTGCTGATGCATTAGATGATTATATGAACTCTGCGATGGTAGATGCTCCATCTAAAAAACAAGAAGAAAAGTGGAAAAGTTTTGGTCAAAAATTAAAAATTATAAATGATGCTGGAGATTTTCCTAGCAATAACAAAAAGAAAACAGATCTTCCTAAACAACCAGATGCTCCAGTCGAAACTAAAGTTGGCTTTGAGTTTAACTATCCTGCTGGTGCATATAAAATTAGACCAGAGTCAGAGTACAATGTTCAAGGACGTGTAGATGAAGAAAGTACAGATTTTACAGATGACCCTATTGAACTTGCTCAAAAGCAAGATGAAAGAGACATACTTGCTGCATTAGAACAAGCAGTTTCTCCAGGAGAAGATGGAGAAAATGCTTTAGGAGTAGGCGCTCTTCCTTTTAACAAAGGCGATGAGTTTGTCCCAGCCGAGGCACTTTTCTTTGCTCTAGAAGAGGCAGGCATAGATGCCCCTATGGAGTTAGCAAAGATTTATGATAAAAAACTTGGCACTGATAATAATGAAAAAGCATTAAATGATTTTAGAAAGAAGGCAGAGATTATTTCTGGCAATATTCCAGAACTTGCCGAGTCATTTAAAAAGGTTACAGAACAAAATCCTGATTTAGAGCCTCCCACTCAAGAACCAAAATTTGATCCTAAAGAGATGGATTTAATACCACTTCCTCCACTTCTAGAAGGTCTTAGTGAAAAAGAGTTAGAACAATTTAATGAAACAAAAGATCACACTCCATACTTGCCTAAAAATGAAGAGATTGAGATGCCAGAAGGCTACAACCCTCTTAGCCCAGAACCATTTGCAGCATGGAAAGAAGTAACTGCAGAAAATCCTGATCCAGTTCTTCCTGAAGGTTTTTCAGATAATCCTGTTTTCTTAGCCCAAGAAATTTCTACAGATGATTTGTTAAAAGAGTTACGTCGATCTGTAGAACCAGGTAATGAAGTTCCAGGCGCTGCTGTAATAGCACTTCCTACAGATGATGGAGAAGATTTTGTTGCAAACGTGCCAGGAGAAGCAGTTAGAGATGCTCTTCAACTTAAAGGCATAGATACTAACGCTGAGTTAAAAAATATTGTTGAAGAAGGGTTAATAGGTCAAGTAGATGATTTAGCTGATGTAGATGTCCCTGCTGATGATGTTGTACGTCTAATTGTTGATGGAGATGTTCCACTAGAGACTCAAATCAGAGATGCAATTAATGCTAAACAAAAAATTGCATTTTTTTACAATGATACTGAGCGTTTAGTTCTTCCTGTAGAAATATTTGAAAACCCTAAAAACTCAAATGTAAATGTAAGAGCAATTGATGCAAACGGAAATAGAAGAACATTTACTCTTAGCAAGATTGAAAATAGTAAAGAAGGTTTACCAGTAGCAATCGGAATTACTGATAAAGAAATTTTTGACCGACGTATGGCTGGAGAGTCGTTACAAGATATTGCAGATGCAACAGGCATTGCTCGCGATGAGATCCGAGCAAGAGAAGCTAAGTATGTTCGCGAAAATCCAGAAGCAAAACCAAAAACAGTTGTTGGAGATTATAAACCTACTGCTGATCAAATAGATAAAATTAAAAAAGGTGTTGCAGAGATGGACTGGTTAGATGAAGGAATTATGTTCCTAAAACCTGATGATGGTGGTCCTCGTGCAGAAGCACCTATTGAAATCTATGACGACAATGGTTTACCAGAAGATGGTCCATTTGCAAAGATTGACTTAGATGGAAATTTTGAATGGAAAGATCAAGAAGCATATGATAAATATGCTAATCGATTAAAAGAAATTATTGATGCTGATTTAGTAGGTGTTGGTAATAATCAAGCCAATCAAGAGCCACAGGAAATTGATAACGTTCCTGTTGAACAAGAAAAACTTGACGATAATCAAGAGCCAAAAGATAAAACTTATGTAGAAGAAAATCCAGAAGTAATTAAGGTAAATGCTTTTGTCGAAGCAAATGCTGGACGTCTGGCTCCTACTAAAGCAAGAGATGTAAAAACTGGCGACTTTTTGTGGAACAACTTTAATAAAGTTTATGAAGAGATTCTTGATATTCAACCAGCAGCTTTTGGTAGAGTTAGATTTTTAATTAAAGATCCAAGAAATCAAAAAGAATATTTCCGTTTCTTTGATCGTCGCTCTCCTATTCGCAACATGCGTCGCATTGGTACTGGAGAAGTACCTGAGAATTTTAGAGTTCCGTCAAGAGAAAATAAAGGAGATGGACCAAAGCGAGGTCGCGCCTTAAGACAGCCATTAGAACAAAGAGTTGAAGTAGTTGCTGGTCGCGATGTAGGAGGATTTGCATATAAAGAAGGCTTTTACAAAGATAAAAATGGAATTGTTCTAAAACCTGGCGACAGAGTTCGTCATGGAAATGCAAAAAAGAATGAGATGTATGGTGAAGGTGTAGTTGTTGTTCGCGCTGGAGACCAGATTGATGAAGCCAAAAAGGTTGGTGGAATTGGTCGCGGTGGAAAAGTTTACAAAGACTATGTTTGGGTACAAATCCCAGGTGAATCTGGGCCACGTTTGTGGAAGTCAAGAATGATTATTAAGCAAAAAGATGCTGCAGATCCTGCTCGCGTTGCACCTGAGGTTAAAAATATTGCATCTGAAGCTCCTAAAGTAGAAGTCCCTAAAGCAGAACCAATAGCAGAAAAAGTTCCTAGTGCTGTTGATATGAACGAAGAACTAGTTCAAAAAGAACTTAAGAGAATTAGAGTTAAGTATTTCCCTAAAGCAAGAGATTATAAAGCAAACGATGAAGTTCGTAATGCTGGTAAAAAACTAGACGAGTTAGTTAATAGATTAAATGCTGGAGAAAAAATAGAAAATCTTTCTACATCTCCTTTAGATTCAGCAGTTCGCAAACTACGCAGAGTGAGAGATTTAGAGAATAATCCTAATGCATTAGTTCTTGCTGACTATATAGAAAACTTTAAGAAAGAAATAGAAAAATACAAGGATGAAAAAGATAAAGCAAGACGCGCTGAGTTTGAAAGAATATTAAATGAGCCAATACCAGATGATTTAATTCCAGCAAATGTAGACGCTCTTGATGAAGAAAAAATTAAAGAAGCTGTAAAAGTAATTTCTATAAAACTTCCTAAGTGGAATGAGAGAGGCGCTAATCGTAAAGCAAGTGAGGCAGCCTATTATCTAGAAAGATTTGCTAAAAATATGGATCAAGGTCAAGTTATTGAAGGAATTGATCCTTCTGACTTACTTCAAGTATCTACATACTTAAAAGATTCTGGAGATGCTAGATATGAGATTTTAGGAGACAAAATAGATCAACTTAATGAACTTATTAAACAAAAACAATCAGCAAACAATAAGCCTTTTGCTAAAGCAAATATGGAGTTTATTGATCCTATTGCTGAAGCAGAAAAAAGAATTAATAATAAAGAAAATGAATTTAACGCTTCAAGCAGACTACGTTCTATTTTTGCTTCAGATGAGATTTATCAACAAAATTCTTATTTAAATGATTACAAAGATCAGTTAAAAGAGTTTTTTGCTCTAGAAGGCGGTGCTTCTTTAGCAAAACTAGATCAAAAGACTCGACAGGCTTTGGCTCAATATGTAAGCCAAGAAATTAGAAACTCTGAAGGAATGAAAGGCGCAGATGAGGCTGAGACAGCAAAGAATATAAACGAAATTGCTACTTTAGTAAAAGCACTTCATGATGAAAAGATGGTTTACAGTCCAAACAGATCTAATATTGGACCAGCAGATGCTCTACTAAACATAGATCCTACAAAAATTTTAAATTTTGGTAAGTCTCTTGATTCAGGGGTTCGTAAGAAATTAGTTATAGATGGAAAAGATACTGGTTTTGATATTCAAAGAGTTTCTGAAGGTATAAATAACGGTAGTAACTTTAGACTTATACACAGACAAAGTGGTCAAGTTGTTTACTTTAAGAGAGAAAAAACAGAGGGAGCAGCCGATGCAGAGTATGTTTCTTCAAAGATAGCCCAATCTTTAGGTATTGCAGGTGCAGCATATGTTCAAAAACACCCAGATGACTCCAGAACAGTTATTATTACAAATGCTGGAGACGGAATAGATTTTAAAAATAAGCCAGTTTTATTTGATAAATTCCCTGGTAAATCTTCAACCGAGACTATTGCTAAAAGAGCAGCCCTTGCTGATTTGATTGGTTTAGCAGTCCTTGATGCTGTTATCTATAATACTGATAGACACGTACAAAATTTCTTAGCAGGAGTTATTGACAATAAAGGTGTAGATAAGAATGGTTATGAAGAAATTCAACTTTTACCAATTGATCATGGATATGCTCAACTTCTAAATGGTGGCGGTAGTAGATATGTTACAGATCCATTTAGTCATATGAAGAGTAGAGATGCTCGTACAGGTGGAGAGATTAATAAAGCAGTGGCTAAACAAATTGGAGCAACTGCATATAAAGAATTAATAGACATGACTGCTCAACAAGCGATACAAGCACTAAAAAGAATGTATGGTTCTGATATTGCTAAAGAAACTTTAGACGAAGTTATTAAGCGTTTAGAGGATTTAAGAGGTATAAGTAGAGAAAAATGGCGTACTGGTTTAGCGGGAAGGAATTAGGAGATAGAAATGGCTATAGAAATATTTAGAGCATACATAAACTCTGATCTACCTATTCAAGATGGAGATCACATATTTTCTATTATTGCTTCTGATACTGATGTTGCTTTTGCTGCGCCACAAGAAGTTATAGACTCATACGGTCTTACTCAAGAAAGAATTGATATAGCAAAAAATTTTTACACTACTTCTAATCTAGAGTTACCTACAACCCCAACCGATTGGGCATTGCTTGCTTCAGAAAATATGAGTCAAATTTCTGTTATACCTTTTGATGTATCAGAGTCATACGACACGATAGAGCAAGCAGTTATTGATGAGGCTAGTGATGCCCAAGATGCGTTAGAAATAAGAAATGAAAATCAGTTAATAGAATCAGTGACTGCTGCTGTATCAGATGTTTGTCCTCCTGCAACACAAGATATATCAATTAATCTTGCTAACCGTGAAAAGGCAATTAAAGATGCTGGCTATGGTCCGTTAAATCCAGCAGAACCAAATGAAGAATTCTGGCAAGAAAAAGCAACACGCTGGTCTATTACACCAG